GTCTTAGGAGTAATTTCTTCAACATATATGAGCCGTGCAACATTATGTCCATCAGGTTTTTCGGTCCTCCAAACAGTAATAACAGTGCTATTAACGGATTTACCAATATCCACACCCACGCTAATGTTATGAAGTTCTTCTCCGCTCTCGTGAACTCTATCTCTGGTGAGAAGGTCGTAGTCCTCGAAGCATGCTTTAAGTTTTTCCGGATTGAAGACATTTGATATACTTTCTACAAATTCACATTCATATTCAGTTTTCCAATAAATGGAATCTTCCCCCCATTCCATCATCTTCGTTAACATATCTTCTTCAGTATATGCTGCTTCATATGCTCTACCTTGCACTATAGCATCTTTCCAGTTATAATGTAGCCTCTCAAAGCTTTCCGCGTACGCATCATCATATAAATAACGCCACATATGGTTTTCTTTGCTCTTCGGTGTGCCTAAATTGATAAATGGAGCCCTATTAGCAAGAATACAAGGCTCTACATTATCAACAAATAAGCCATCATCAATCAAAGGACTTTCATCTATAACTAAGAACGTTGGGTGCTGTCCTCGGATAGCTTGTCCTTGATTAGAAGGTGCTAAAGGTGCTCTACGGAGCACAGTACCTCCTTTCATTATTATGCTGGGCTTATTGTGGAACCGGTAGTTCTTAATTAAGGAATCTAGGAACGAATTGTCAGCAAAGTGCCTATATACATAGTTGAATATAAGCGCAGCTTGGTCCTCAGAAGGAGCAAGCACGAAAATAAGGTCCCTGAACCTTTTAAAGAACATGTAGACCACAATAGCTACCGAGAGTGCGAATGACTTTCCACTGCCTCGTGGAGCCAATATAGCAAGTTTCCTATGCTTTTCTATATCTTCTTCAGGAAAACATAACGCTTTTGCTATTATATTCTCTTGAAGAGGTCGTAATCTTAAAGGTCTTTGCTGCTGGTCCAATAAATAAGAATCACAGAAGGCTCTCACCAACTGTGTCATCTTCTTGGGGTCACTTCTTACGCTTTCGAATATCTCTTCAAGCTTCCGGCTGTCGTGAGCTGCTGCTCCCGTCAACGCTGTCTTCAGAGTCTTCCCCTCGTTCTTCACTGGTATCGTCATCTAAGTCCCCTAGGAATCCCATAAAGGATTCTGTATTTCTTTCTACTACAGTAGGTATTTCAATATTAAGAGCACGGAACTCAGTGTGAATATCCCTAACAATAGAGTTTCTCTGTCGCAAGAGCTCTGTTCGAGCGTTAACATCCCGAATAGATACAAGAATTTCTTCCCACAGCACGTCTTCAAGCGCGAGATTGCGTGCCAACAAGCGTACAAGCTCCATGTGTCTTTCATATTCTGCTTCACCGACTCTTTTCCTGAGTCTCTGTAGGTATTCCTCTACATTCATTTAACGCTGTCTAAGGCACCACGCACTTCAGACTTAACCTTTTTAGCCAAATCATCATCGTGTTCGTCCCAGAAAGTAAGTATAACATTCTTAAGAACGTCATCTTTTACGTGTTTCTGAGCTGCCTCGTCAAGCTTATCGAATGCAGTCCTCTGGGCCTTAGTCAAATGCTTATCTAGAAGTTCCATGATTTGAGTATCGTACTTCTTCAAGAACTTGTTCAGATAAACGAGAACCACGTTTCTTACTACAGGTATTGTATACGCTGCGTAGGCTCCCAATGCAGCCACCAGAACACCTAAAAGGGCTAATTCGGGGTTGTCTGCAAGACTATCTAGTATTCCAGATTCACTAACTGTTTCCAGTGTTCCATTCGTTGTTGTATTATTTGTCATAATATCTCCATATTTTTTGTGGGACCCAAGTGTTTGCAATCATTGACGCAAATTTGTCTGTGGAGTCTCGTGCGGTACACAAGAGTCCCATTATTGTAATAGCGTCGAGCGCTATTTAAGGCTTATGCCTTCTTTGTTGCTTTCTTTTTAGAGGTTGTCTTTTTATTAGATTTCTTAACCTCTTTTGCAACTTTTTCTTCTACTTTTGGTGCTTCTATTACATCACAACCAATACGATGGTTAGGTGATGATAACCCACACTCTGTACATCTATCTGCCATATTTCTTTTTTCCTTTTTTCTTAGGAGGTCTACCCCTTTTTTTACCATAAGTACCTTTACCTTTGGGCATTACTCTTCCTCTTCTTCGTGGGCATGGTCTCCATTACGGAAAGTACCCTTCCTAGTCTGTTCTATCTGACTGTTCTGTTGAGCAGTCCATAATTCTAATACCTTATATATAATAACAAGCGCAGGTGAACCTATAATCAATAAGACTGATTTATAAGACTCTATATCTGCTACTATTTCTGGATGGTTAAAAGCCATTGTTACCAAAAATATAGATAAACCTACCCAAGCCATAACAACTGGGGCTGCTACTATCATCATCATAAAATTAGCAAAATTCCCGTCAGGACTTGCTGCATCTTTCTTGTGATTACTCATCTTTTTCACCTTCTAACCATTCCTCTAATGTTGATTTTTTCATCATAGTTTTCACATCGTCAATGTCAGATATAATTTTAGATAACATATTTGTTAGCACTACCATATCTGCAGCTTTCATCGCGCTTATGCTTCCTCCTCCGGTGCTTCCACTCTTATCATAGGAATATCAAACTGCTGTTGGAAGTAATATTCTTCATCTACATCATCCCATACGAGTAATGCTACCCACATTGACCATGTACCTTCTGTCTCATTGAGTTCCTCGAAAGTGAAATTAAACCAGTGATAGTCCCAATCTACACCATTAACTGTAAAATATAAATCAGTCCAATTATAGTCGCCTGATTCTTCGTGCCATACATCTACATACACCAACACAGAAGTACTATAATCAAAACAGTCTGTATCTATATCTGTTAAAACGGATATACCATCTGCATCTGGGTCTACCCAGAACACAGACATATTATCTGTCTCTTCGTTATACCAACCGGGATAAAAGTGTACAGAGGTGTGGTTACCATGTTCTTCTTCATATTCATCTTCGTAATCACATGAACCATCATCTTCCGTAGCTTTATCATCATAATTATTAGCATCTATGTCTGTACAACCATAAATAGCAGCTGTTTCGTTACCATTACCATTTGTACCATTAGGGTTGTCATTTATAACTACACAACGTCCATCGTCGTGTGTAGCATTTTCCTGAAAATTCTCAGCTTCGGGATTAGTACATCCATAAACTATTATTAAAAAATTACAGCTACCGTCATCATAAGTAGCGTCTGGATTATAATTAGTAGCGTCATATTGTAGACATCCACCAACAGGGCCTTCTTCTTCAGGATTAAAATAATCGCTGATTATAGTCATATTAGCTCCACCACTAAGTACAGCAAGCATAACTATAGTTAAAATAGTTCCTATTTTCTTACCTACTTGGGTTTCACCTATCTTATCAGCGGCTTTACCAATAGTTTCGAATAATTTCTCATCATCTTCAGGTTTTTTTGAGCCTCCTATACCCAAAGCTGCCTTCTCATCATCTGAAATCACGCTAATTGCTCCATAATCATCATGCGCCATGTTATTTTTTACATTGGCAGACTATTTAAAGGTTTCCCTAATCGTCCCATGTTTTGTTCTTATCTCCTTCACCTTGCTGACCAGAAAGAGCGCTTTCTATAATAGAATCATCAAGTACTACATTTTCAGACTTAGGGCCCTTTTTCCAATGACTTTTCTTAGGTTTCCATTTCGGAGGTTCCGCATCACATGGTCCACCATTACCTTTCCAGTAGGAACACCATTTACAGAGGTTTTGAGGTACTTGTTCGTAACTCTCCTCATCTTCCATCTTTTCTTTGAGACAATCGTGTACCATTTTGATTAAATCACGCGCTTCATCCAGTTCATTCTGGCCTATCTTCACGAAAAACGTGTCATCAAAGCGTAAATAATTAACTCCAACAAACTTAGGCATCTCTCCCATCTCTAAAGTGTACAAAAATGCGTAAATAATTAACTGCCTGTAGTAGTCTTCTGGTAAAGTTGGTCCATAACGTTTAGATGTTTTATAATCAAGCAACGTTACTCCATTATCGAAGTCACTACATACAGCATCCACTACCCCCACAATGGCATAATCGTGTGATTTTACCCATTTTTCTGCATATTTCGGGGCTACAGCGTTCCACGCTTGGTATTTTGACTTGTAAATCTTCCATTTTACCATCT